CGCCCCACTAATGTATACACACTCATGTCAGATCTACCAACTCACAGGAATCGCCAGTACATGCCATAGTCTGACTACCTGCAGTATTGTCTTCGCTTTCGTACTGAGTAAGCTCTGACCAAGCAATGCTGGTAGGCATCTTAGATAAAAGCTCTTCGTACTCTTCCTTAGTGCAGTCCTGATAAGGTGCTTGCTGATAAGTGTGGTCTGTATGAGGCAAGAAAGATACACCTGACATTTCATCAAAGTGTTTATAAACAAATGCACCAACTTCCATCCACTCAGCATCCCGTACTGAGATTGTCACGCTTGGCTTATGTTCGCACCAGTGTCGCTGATAGGTAAGCCACAACTCTAGCTGCTCAATAGCTGTCATATCATTACGTGTAACCGCATTCTCAGGTGACTTTACAGGGAAGCTAAACACCGTAGTAGTGTCACCCTTCATTACACAAGGCTCATTAGGGATACCTTTGTCTTTCATAAACTGTGTTAGCGGATCTTTATTATCACCGCGCACAGTACGGATATAATAGGCACTGTGGCGAGCATGTATGCCACTGGCGCTATCCACCAATTGTGATACCGTGCCCGAAGGCTTGACGCATGTAATTGCTGCAGATACAGGTATATTAAGCATACCAGCAAATTCAGCGTTAGTATTGACAGCCACACTACGTAAATGCTCAAGAGTCTGCTCCAATCCTTGATTCTTAGGCGTCATTAGAGGATTATCCATAACACCTGTAAGTGATACGCCAAGTAAGCGCTCTTCTTCTGTGTTCTTTTGCCATACCTTACGCAAGTAAGGAAACTTAGTATAAGTAGACTGTACTGTACCAAGAATAGTAGCCAAACGTACCTTACGCTCTAGGTCATCAATAGTGTCTGTAGCGCGTACAACAACTTCCGTTAAGTTGCAAAACTGATACGGGCGTAAGCTGATTTCAGAACATGGATTGCAGCCAAACTCATGGTTAGGGTCACGGCGTCCATGCTTAACTGCTAGGTCAACACAAGCTTGACGGTTGAACACTCCACGCTCACCTGATTTAGATGCTACAAGGGCTGTCCACTCACGCATGAATGTCTCCATGTCAGGCTTCTCTGTGTACCCTACGCTGTTGTTAGCTAAGGCTCTCCACGGCGCTGTTTCCCACCACTGGCCTGACTTAGCGTGACGCATACGGTCATCACTCAGGTTAGACAAACTGATCATAGCTGAACGGCGTACACCACCTACGACAACGATCTGACCAATGAAGCACATAAGATCGTGACACTCAATGCTAGACAGCTTGCGTCCTTGTGCAGCCTTGAAGGTTGTGATAGCAAAGTTAAACAATTCAACTAGAGGCGCTGGGCCACTTGCTCTACCACCAAACGTCTTGAGCCTAGCACCTGCAGGGCGTACCAATCCAATATCCCACTGAGGGATCTCACCAGCCCAAAGGAGTGCCAGCAATTGTCTGAAAGCTTTAGCCCAACCTTCCTTACTGTCCTTAACAACGATTGTAGTCTCACTGTCGAAGAGTTGAGGTATTTCAGGGAGCTTGCTAACGTATTGCCGCTCGACGCTGAAACCGACACCAGTACCGCACAAGAGGATGTACATAGCCTCGTCGAAGGACTTAGGGTCATCTACGGGTAAATAGCTGCAGTTATAACCAGCAGTATTATCTCTATCTAAAGCTGGGCCAGCAGTCATCAAAGCTCGCATAGATGGCATGATATCTGTGTTAAGTATGGCAGACTCAATCGCTCTACAAATCTTAGGTTCTAACAGTGAATTAACTACATTGATCATGTAGCGCTCTACTGTGTCTGTCCAAAACTCACGCCCGTAACCGTCATAGTATTTAGCGTAACGTGATTTGTGTATAAATGTCTGGTAGTCTGTTGGTAGTAGGTTGCTCATCTATTGTCTCCTGAACCCTTTAGTTTTCCGCGCTGCTCTCTATCATCCAGCTTAGCCATGTTCATTTCCATAGTCTTCTTTAAGTTACCGCCAAAAATGTTTGATAGTGCAACAACGTAGAACAACACATCTCCCAACTCTTTTAGTACATCTTCATCATTAAACTTATTTTTATCACGAAACAGTTTCTTTATTTTTTCTGCAACTTCACCTGCTTCACCTACAAGACCCAAAGTGTTTTCTATTAACCGTTCTCGCCCCTTAGTAAAAACTTTATCCTCTACAAATTGACTGTAGAAACGTAAGGGGTCATTATCCCAATCAGGGCTGTTCTGAAACATATCAAAGTAACCAAATGCTTCTAAGTCTGTCTCGTTAATCATTGCCGCTCCTTAACTATTAAGTTTTGTATTGTTACATCATCAACATCATACATAACGTTTGTTATTAGATCATACACATCTTCTTGGTGGTGTTCCTCAGACGATGATAGTATATTATTTTCTTCTTCTACGTTTAGCATAAACATAACACTAAATTTTTTAATGCTCATTTGTGGTTCTCTTTGTAGTTATCTATCAGCCAACCTAAGTATACCTGCGCCTTCTCTAAGTCTTCTAGACCATTCTTATACTCGTGACGCCAAACATATTTCAACACATTGCCAGCCATATATGCACTTGTACCATTCATCTTACAGGTCATAGCACGTATAGCTTCTATGCACTCTATCCCCGCTTGATTATAGTGTACGGGTTTATTTACAGGGTCTACCATTAAGCACTTCCTTGTGTTTTAGTAAATGCAGTAAGTGTATATACGTTACCTTTCTTGCTGTAAAGCTCTTCTTTTTCTGCTTCTGATAACTCTTTTTCAGCAGCAGCATAATGCTCAGGAAATATATCTTTTAGCATTTCCTGCTTATACTCAACAAGCTCTTCCTCAAACTCAGGGTACTCTGCTAGAAACGTTAGAGATGCAGCCATAGAAAGTGCAGCCTCGAAAGCGGCATGCGCTGCTCGCATGGGCGCATCTATGACTTCACCAAAAGCTAAACCTGTAGCTAACTCAAGAGTCCAATTACCGTCTTCATCCATTACAGGCTTTACAATAACAGCAACTTCATCATCTTTTACTTCGTAAGACATCACTTCTTCCTTTGTGTTTTTAGTGCTACTCTTTCGAGTTTACACCGCCTACCTTTTTCTTTTAGCCACTCTATAGGTATTAACCTATGTGACCACAAGAAGCCATGTTTATCGCACCAGTTATAGTAACGAGATTTGGCACCTTTATACAGCTTGGCATTAGCGTTACTAAATACAAAGCGTATGTCTAACTCTGGATGTTGTTCCTTTATTGCTAGATGCTTACGTCTATCTTCGTTGTCAAAGATACCTTTAGTTTCAATAAAGATACCGTTGTCTAATTCAAAGTCAGGTGTGTATGTCCGATAGCGTAAGTCTTCCCACTCTATCTTTATCTTTTCATACAACACCTTCTTTTGATGTTCTTTGAGGAATGTAGCGGCCTCTCTTTCAAGGCCACTACGATAAGCCTTACGCTGATGTTTCGGTTTCATCTGGCTCTTCTTGCTCTGCAATTTCAACAATCATACCACCTAGCATATTACAGCGAGCTTTAAGTACTTTGATTAAGTAATCCATACGGCCCATTTCTGATTGAGCTATAGTGATTTCTTGATGCATAGCCATCTGCTCTTCGTTGAAATCATCAGTGTAGTAGTCTTTATCATTGATAGTTAATTTAGCCATGTATTTAATCCTTTATATAACATAGTCTACCATTTTTGGATTCTTAGCTTTAGAAGACCTACAAGGTTCTGTACTCAGGTTAGGCCAACACTTATGTTTAAACGAACAAAACCCACACTCAGTACCTAACTTCTTAAAGCCTGTCTTCTTCTTGTAGAACGTTTCTTCGATTGGCTCAAAGCAGCGCTCAAAAGGCTGGTCTTGATCAATATAATCAACTGTATCTTGGATATCATCTAGCACAGATTGTTTATCTACCTCAGAGGCTGAGACATACTTAAACTCACCATTAGCTTTGTTAATAACCCACCAGCCACCAACACCCTTACCTGCACCCTCTGCGTAGCCTACAAGCTGTGGAATGTAACCAAAGCTATCACCATTCTCTAGCGCATCAAATGAAGCAAACTTGTTTTGGTATGACCAAGGAGATGCAGACTTAACATCATCAATCTTACCGTCCAACTCCATGTCATACTCACCGTTTATCTCTTGACCATGAGGTAGCTTTAGTGTGACTTTATCATTGTCCTTAAAGTCTATGCCAGCAGAACGCATGACGCCCTTAAATACAGCTTCAACAATATCACCTAAGATCATATTCATCAAGAAGTGTGGTGGGAAAGGGGTCTTA